AATTTATAAATCTAGGTGCATTGTAATCATCCGTAAAAAACAATAAATCGTTTAATATATTTACACCCGTAATCAAATAACTTGGGTTAAAGTTTAACACAGTATTAACGTTTGCACCATCGTTAATGCTTATTACGTGATAAGTTAATATGTTGGTGAAAACATTAAAAGAAACAATTAAGTCAAGTTTACCTGTAGCACCTACCGGGAAAGCTGAGTCGTGAACAAACCAATAGATGGTTTCGTTTGCACTATCCTCAATCGCACCGATACATCTTGCTGATGAACTAAGAGATGTTCCATTATATTTTAATGTAGTAAGAGAAAGGTTTCCCTTTGTATTCTCTACTACTCCCATCTCAGCGTTCTCGGTTGAACCCATCCTAATATTCATAGCGTCAACATACTCTCCCTCAGGAAGCAAACGTTGGTCTACTACCTTGTTCATTCTACCTGCTATAAAGTTTCTTGTAAAATTTGCCATTTTATTTTATTTGCTTGTCCATACCTCTCATATTCATTAAGAGTCTACCGGGATGAATGTTACTGATTCTTATTTTAGCATTACTCAACAAAGCCTTTCTTTTTTTACGAGAACGGGCAACAATATATTCTTGGACACCAAGTTTAGAACTAAGTATCTCATATTCAACTGCTGCATAAATATATGCTTCAAATAACTTATTTACCGTAATCAAAGAATTGTCTCCCTGCTCCATACCATCAGACACATACTCAAGAATACAAGACAACCCCGACATCGATGAGTCAAAGTTAATAACTCCTGACTTTCTATCAATATTAAAAGTAGGATTAAAATTTGCAGTCTCTGTATTTAAACCATACGCAGCACCTATGTTTGCTTCAAAATACCACATCCCATCATAGTTCCATCCTAATTGCCCATTGTACTGATTACCTTGGTTAAGATAAATACTCTTTTTTGTTTTAGCTAATCTCTCCAAGTCAATAGTTGAATATTGAGGTGACAAAGCATTACCGTATTGGTCAAATAAAATACGACCCGTATTATCTTGAAGATAAGCCTTAGATGAAAGTGTTTGAATATTCTCAGTTAAAGGTCTAAGCCAACCATCTTTATATAAAGATACACGAACCCAATTGACGTAGTCAGAAGGTAATATGTATCTTAATGTGTCAGGAACAGTTAACTCTAATACTTTAATTTCTTTAAAAGCATCATAGTTTAACTCTTGAATAGCACGCTTTGCGTGAAATAATATTTTATAACGTTCTTCGTTATTAACTAAAGAATGGTTTCCTGCATACATCAATAAGAAGTTATTGACTATGTCAGTTAGGCTAATGAATTGATAAGACCCCCAATTGGCGTCCTCAGGTACTACACCTCCATTCTCGTAATATTGATACTGTGATATATATGCCATATCTTAAATTTTTATGGATTTTGTTCTTGTTGTTCTTTAGCCATACTAAATTGCGTAACCTCAGTCTCACGAATAGATACACCACAATACTGAAGAATCCTTGTAATTAACTTATATTCATCTTCAGGAGGCAGTTCAAAGTCTTGATAATCATTTTGAGATTGGTCAAACACCGGCTCACCATTAGTAAGTGTTATATATGTCCATTTTGGAACTGCAGGATACCTAAAATAGGTTGATTCTACTTGCCCCTTATTACTTATAGTTGTAGGATAAAAAGTCAATTCTGAGCCTTGTAATGCGTAAACAGGGAACTCATTTGTTGGTTGCGTTAAATTTGAATTAACCAACAACGTAAGTTTATTATTAATTACTTTTTCCGCTTGAACATTAGTAGATGAAGAAAAAACTCCATAAGAGTTTGCAGAAGCTAAAAATATATTTGAGTCTAATGCTAATACGGTATTACTAACTACCGATGTTACAGTAGATACTAAACCTGTTGTTATGTTAGTAACAACGTCACCTGTTGAAATATCATCTGATAAAAATGTAGCAGTACTATCAACTAACTGACTACTAACTACGGATGTATTTGTACCTGTTTTTAATGTAACCGGTCTACACTTGATGTCCAATAACATATAAGTGTAATAACCTGTTGTCGCAGGAGTAGGCATTGAGAATTTGTTAGCAGCTATTTTTGTTAAATAGTCTGTTCGTAGAAAATATTCTAAAACTTCTGCTGTTGGTTGTTCCATATCAGCATAGTCTACACCCGACAATCGAGCATTTTCTGCATTTATAACCTTATTGTAATTGTTAAAATACTCCTCATAAATCTCCATCTGTGAATTTTGAGCATACAGATTGAAATCAGAAGGAGAGATATATCCATAGTTGTTCTTGTTCAACACAGACAATACCGCATTTCTTACTGAGTTTATCATTAGTTCTTTTTTACAAATATACATAAAAAAAAGAGGGCACAATCAGTACCCTCTCTAACCTATCAATCTATCAATAACCAAATATATCTACGACAAAGTTGCTTCTAACATTTTTAGCGAATCTATGCCTTCGTCACTTTGTAAGAAATGGGCTACCATACTAAAAGGGTCTTCTCCAAATGGAACTGACAACATCTTCTTTTTATTAGTAGCTGTGTTAAACCATACTTCTTTCTCGCCATTTCTTAATACCAATAACTTATTTTCAAAAAATGTACGGACTTTGGCTTGGAATTTTAATTCAGGGTCATTCAATATATTTAAAAACTCTCTTGGGTCTCTTTTAGCAAATACCAATATATCACGCTTTAACTCAGCAGTAGATACGGTAGATGGGTCTTTACCAAACATCACTCTTGTTAGGGTTTCAATTTGGTCAAGTGTAAGCTGACGAGCCTCCACTAAGGCATCAACTTCAATGTTTAAATCTTCAACCTCAGCACTTGCGTCTTTTTCTTTGTCTATTTCAACAAAAATATTACCATTTAATGGATGGTAATGTAAAAACTGTTGTAGTACGGGATTTGTTCTTGGCACTCTTAAGAACCCATCTTCAAAGATAATTGGTTCAATAATAGCATTCCCATCTTGCTCGTCCTCGAAAGGAGACTTCTGATTTATGGAATACCTAAGAGCACGGTTTTGGTTGTTTTTCTCGTCAAACCACATTAGTGGGAATCGAGGATGGTTTCTTGACGCTAACGTATATGATAGCGGATTACCTATTTTTAATCTGTAAACTTTATCTACAGAAGATATAACTTTTGACATTTTTATAAGATTTAATTTGATTTAATTTAAAAAAAGGAGAGTGTCTTTGAAGACACCCTCCAATTATATTTACCACCTATTATCCATAACGGAATAACACGAAGTTGTTAGCACCCAAGGTACATACGCAACGCTCAGAAAGGAAGTTAACCTCCATTGCATCTAAGTCGCTTGTAGCGGCACCACCGGCAGAACCTGTAATCCAAGTCTTGTATCTGCGGTCTTCAGCTTCAGAAGCACGGTAACGAACGTGTAAGAAAGGACGCTTAGCATTCTTTCCCATTATTTGGTCGTACACTGAAGTAGAACCTGCAGGAACCATTAAACCTGTAATAGTACCGGTTGCGGTTGCAGCAGCACTGCTTAAACCACCACGCATTGTTGGGTCATTTAAGTATTTCCAATCAGACTTGTAGAAATCATAACCTCTACGGAATCCTGTGAAACCTAAATTTAACGCCATATCAACATCGTTATCGAAAAGACCATATGAAGCTGATTGAGAAGCACTACCTGCGGTATAACCATTCAATTGAGCCAACATATTGTCAATATCGAAACTTAATCCACGATTTACGAATACTACGTTCTCTTCGATAGCACCTTGCTTATCTAAACGAGAAACGATAGAATCCCAATCAGATAAAGTTGTTGGAGTACCACCACCCCAAACGTTACCACGACTGTTTACAACGTAGAAAATACCTTGAGAACCAATAAAGCCTGCAGTTGCAGCACCTGAAGCAGACGCAGCGGGAACAGCTTCAATCATTGAAGTCTCTAAGTAATCTTCAAAACGTAAACGAGTCTCGTGCTCTGATTTCAAATACCACAAGTATCCTGTAGCACCGTTCTCAGTAGTAACTTCAACCCAACCGATTTGAGCCATATCTGAACCATTAACCGCATACTTATCTTTAATGATAATAGGGTTGTTAGTGTAGATATCATCTTCTGATTCTAATGAACCAACCATTCCGTTAGTTCCTTTCTTAAACTCAGAACCATAAATGAATACGGTACAAGCTGTAGAAACTGCGAATGCTTGACCTGCAGTCTCGTAGTAAGCTACTGTGAAAGTAGTTGCTGAAGGAACTGCAGTTACGATAGCCTTGTTGAAAACACCTGATGAGTTGTTTTGAATCATCAAAGTTTGTCCAACACGAATAGCGATGTAAGTCACACCACTATCAGCTACAGTAAAAGTAGCTGTTGAAGCTGCTGCTGCTGCTGCTGAAGTACAACTTGTGTACTTGATGTGTAAACGTCCTTGTTCTGCCCATTTGATTTGGTCAGAATTAGAAGGCATCTCTGCTCCTACCATACGTAAGAAAGATGCGATTGTTCTATTACCATAACGCTCAAATTCTTTCTCATAAGTATCAGGAAGATACTGATTTAAGAAGTCGAAGTTGGTAATGTAGTTTGTTTGTAAAGCTACCTGTTCTGCAGAAGGCTGCAGGGCGAAGGTAGGGTTACTTAAAAGTGCACTTGCCATTTTTTTAAAATTTTAATTGTTTATATTTTTTTTATACTGCGTATTTTCAGGTTTCGTCCTGAATCAGGGTTTAACGCTTTCACCTGCATTCCATTCGTTAACTTGCTAACCTCGGGTGCTTTACGCTCTGACATATTAATGTTTTTGGTTTTACGCATAACATCTTCAGTAGCATCAGATAACCCTTGTTCATAAAAGAATTTAGCAAATTTGTCAGGATGCATTGCTATCGACAATGACCTATGATAGCCTGCTGCGTCTTTCATCAAACCTTGCCCATCTAAGAACTTGTTAATAAAGTTCTGTGGTGTAGCTTGGTTCTTTTTTAACTCACTAGCGTCTCCGGGAGCAAACGTGAACTTCTTGTCATTAACATTGAACTCAAAACCTTTGAACTCTCCGCTAAAAACATCGTTCGTCTTTTGGTCAAACCATTGACGTTTACGATTGTTCTCCTCTTCTATGGTCTTTGCCTGTTGGGTATATTGCTTATAGCTATCGTATATTTCTTTCTCCTCATTTGGAATAAATGCCGTTCTTGACTCAAGGGGCATTTTATATTGTTCCTTTTGGGAAGTGAAATATTTCTTGGCTTCAGCAAGAACTTTCTTTTTTGCGATTTTTGCCTTTTTAACGGTTGACTCATCATCTAAATCAGTGTCAAACTTGTACTCATCCATTAACGTCTCAATGTCATCACTATCAAGACCTTCCTGTGTGGAAGAAAGGTATTCTTTAAGGAGTTGGTCAGGACTCATTGTATCAAAGTCTTTATTTAACTTTAAAAAATCGTCAAACCCACGTCCCGTATCCTTTTTGTATTTCATATAAGCAGCTACATCTTCAGGCAATTGCTCAGCTTCTTTACGCTCAGCTACCAATTCATCCAATGAATTTATCTGCTTGTTATATCTCTTACCAATATATGAAAGAACATCTTCATCCTTTAAATCAACACCTGCAGGTACGGGGTCTATTATAACCTCTTTATCTGCTTCATTATTTTCTTGACTCAACGAATCTTCGTGTTTATCAAGTAACTGCTTCTCTACTTCTTGAACGCTTTTTGGTTCAAGCATTTCTACGGCTCTAACTTTATATTCCATTTGATTTGATTTTATTTATACAAAAATAGATAAAAATTTCGACATTTTAACGAGGCTCAAATTCAGCTAAATCAAAACCATCCAAGCTATCCTCATTTGATTCAAAACTTATTGGAGGTAGATTGTTCTTCCTTTGATTAATTAATTTAGATTGTTCTGTATTTTGTTGGCTAATTCTTTTTGCTTTAGCATCCTCTTTTGTTTGCTCTCTAGTATTTATATTACTTGTCTCCATACCACGAAGCTGCAAATTATAATCAAACTCCTCACGCATTAGATAAGATTTCATCTCCGCTTCTTTCTCCATTTTTTGAATATCAAAAGCTACCTCTGCTTGTTTAATCTGCATCTTAGACCTTGTCTCCAAGTCAATCTTCTGCATTGCAACCTGTCCTGCCATCTCTTGAGACTTCAATTGTTGTTGAGCAATCATTGCCTGCTTCTGCATCTCATTCTTCTCTAAACGCTCTTGAGTCTTAATACGCTTCATCTTAAGTAATTGATTAGCAAGTTTAATGTTGCGAATCTCACGTATGTCAATTGCGTCTTCAAGGTTAATGTCACCTTTAGACAATGCCATTTGGATATTGCCTTCTAATTGTGCCTTTTGTTCTTCATCAGGTGAAACCTCAATGAATATACCAAAGTCATAAATATATAGGTCTTTAATCTCGTCTAATATAGATACATTGTACTTACCAATTTGATTAGCAAACTCGTCTTTAAAGTCAGCATATTGCAAAATGTCCGCAACTCTATAAGTCAAAGCCTCTGCTAATGAACGATAAACGTACAAAGAACCATCAAGGATATGTCTTGTAGCTGTATTTGAGTTTAATGCAGCCATCTTTTGTAGACCAACTAATGAGTTAGGGTCAGGATTAGAACCATCTCTCGCTTCGTTAAGACCGGTCACAGACCTAATCATATCAACGTAGTGGTTCATATTTGTAATCAACATCTGCGTTTTAGCAGCACCTGAGTTAGAGTTTAATTGAGTAATAGGTACTCTTGCGTTGTTAAAGTCACCATCTTGAGTGAAGCTACGTCCAATTACACTACCCGTTTGGAAGTATAATCTTAAAGCGTCCTCAGGATTGTATGCGTTACCCGTACCTAGGTCAATCTCGTTTAGACCATCAGCATCAATAAAGACGCCATCCGGAACTGTACGAGCAATAACTTGTTGTAATTTTAAATGCGTAATTTGAATCAAGTCAGCAAATGGTATCATCCTTCTACATAACGACTCAATAACTCCCTTGTACATACGTGGAGCACAAGCTACATAGTTTGGTAGTGCGTGCTGAGATGCTGACTTAGGACGAACCATATTCTCAGAAAGTTTCCACTGCAATAAGATATTGGTACCCATTACCATAATACCTTCATACCAAACGTCAATAGTCTTCTCTATCTTCTCAAAATTACCCTCCTCCATCATTTCGGTAGGAGGATTAAAAGTTTCATCTTTCTCAATAATACGAGAACCGCCACCTTCTAAAGTTTTCTTTTTGTAAACTACCTTTTTAGTGGTCTTATAATTAAAATATAATAAAGTGCAAGTATCACGATTAAACATACTGTTCTCAGAGAACTGTGATACGTTATAATAATCATACCACGCTTGGCTATATTGTGTAACCTCTTGTAAATCTTCTCTTGTTAAAGATTGGTCAATCTTCATCAATTCCCCTATTGGAAGTGTTTTAATCTCACCCCAATAAAAACAATCTTTAAAGAATGGGTCTTCAGTATAACTATAAACAATATTAGCAGGGTCAACATATGAAATCTGAACGCCTGTGCCTTGTAAAAATTCGTGTTTTGCAACCTCAATACCAATTACTGTTGCATCGTAGTCAAGTCTCTTTCTTAAATCATCGTAATGATTCTCATCAAAAATAGTATTGATTGCTTCTTCTTCTGCAATCTCAATAGCAGGCTTAAACTTAAGCTGCATATACAACGACAACTCTTCGTCTGTTTCAGGAAGTTGCTCAGGGTCCATCATAAATGTATCAACACCTGTCTTTTCTTTTATCGTTGTTAAAATATCTTTTGATACCATCTGAGACTCAACCATATCCTGATACTTACTTCTTTTAGCTTGAGACATTGCATCTTGTGCATACGCCTTAACTTTAAAAAGCCTATCAGACATTCCATTAACAACAATGTCAACAAACTTTGGAATAATAGGAACAGGAGTCCAATCTAAATTTAAATAAGACAAATCGCCATCAACAGCTAACTCATTTTTATATTTACCAATAGGCTGTTCACCTCTTGCATATAGCCTTAACCTACGGAAATCTCTCCATTGGCTATAGTACCTACAAGAGTTACCATCTTTACGAAACCACTCATATTGTATGCCTTGCCCCACCTGCAAACCAAATTCATCAGATGCTCTTTCCGCATCAGTTGCTAATTGACTTGGAAAAGATGTGGCATTTATTTGTATTGTTACATTTTTCATCTAACTAATTGACTTGTTGTTCCATCGTTTTTGTACTTAGCAAAGTTAATAATTAAATTTGATTCTTTTTTCTCCGGCATATATAAGTGCTTTTGATTTGCCATTATACATAATCCCGAACTAATAGACGCATCAAATCTTGTTCTGTCGTTTATATCAAACCTCGCCCAATCCTCAAGTGTTCTTGTAAATGGCATTGTGCCCATCTCCTCGGGGTCTCTATATTTTGCTTCTAAATCTAATCCTACAAATTTCTCAATGTAAGACTCAATTGCAGAAGCGTGTGCTTGCTTTACATCTTCTGATGAGTTTGGAATACCTCCTAACTCACGCTCAGTCTTTGTTAACTTAGCCATTTGCTTATCCGGTCTATTAACAGAGAAACCTCGGTATCCTCTATTTTTTATATGGTATAAAAGTCTTGGTTTGTTATTCTCCACTAAGATAGGCATTCCGTAGAATATGCAAGCCATTAACACTTCTTCAAAAAATATTTCTGCTGTTTGTGGACGAGCAATATACTCTAAAAAAAATTGATTAACAGGAGCGTCATCCATATGGAACTTAGTCATACCGTGCAGTGCACCATTAGAACCACGTCCACCAACTACGGCTGAGATGTCATAGGAGTCACAACCAAATGAACCAAGATGTTCGTTACCGGGATACTTAATTCCATTGCGTATGTGAATATTATTTTGCATATGCTTAGGCGGTGCCCAAGCAATATTAAATCTACCACGAGTATCAGGCGTCCATATTACCTCGGTATCTTTTATACCATCCTTCCACGAGAATAACCCACGAGTAAGGTATTGTCCCTTAATCATTGAGTCGTTATAGTCAATCTGTTGATATAATTTGGTTAAATTAAATAAAGCCTGCTTACTCTCATCTCTGAAAGCGTGAGACTCCGTCCGTGGGAACTGACGATAAAATTCGTTCAGTGCATCAGCATCACTCTTCAATGAGTCTACCTCCGCCTCCCAATAGTCAATGGCTCCATTTATAATCCAATTGTTATCCACACCCATTATAGCCTCAACAGGCTTGCGGAATACAGGATGACCATATCTATCAATGAATCCTTCCATATTCCATTCCATAGGTACAAATAGGGCATATAAGCCACTTTTAGTCTGTCCGTTGGCGTTACGAACCTTTACATTTGAATCCTCGTAAATATCTTTGTAGTTCTGTCCCCCTTTACTTAAGGCATTAGACGTTGAACCCATCATACACTTACCAATAATCTTACTACCTAAACGCAAACAGGTTTTAGTTACACGCCAATTCTCTTTAATGTTTACAGGCTTAGTCCACTTGGCAGACTCATCGTGAGCCAAGAAGAGTAGCTTCTCTCCATCATAAGAGTTGTCTTCCGTATTCTTCCAATCTATTGATGTATCCAATCCGTCAATCTCATTGTCGTTGGCTTCGTACATATTTTTCTTAGTAATCTTAGATGCAGGGACTCTAAATGCCAACTCTGTCTTTGGCTTGTCCATACCATCCATTATTGGCTTAAAAAAGAAAGGAAGGCGACTATTAATGGGGACAACCTTATCTGTGAACATCTTTTTAGCATCGGCACCCGTCTTAGATAAGATACCTATACGTGCGTCACGTGCGAGGGTACCTATGTTAATACACTCTGAGGATGACATAAATGAGAATCCCGAACGTCTAATCTTTAGGTATATCATACCAAATGACCTTGCATCAGCACGACACGCTTCCCAAAATATCCAATAGATTCTATTTGCTTCACGGAAGTCGGGATAGCCTATGTCAATACTTGACCACTGCAGGTACATATAATGAGAACCGGTTATGTAGGTTTTAACACCATTATTCATAAACCAATATCCTTGTTCCCTGTAGTCAAACTCCTTTTCAATATAATCAACCCAACGGTCTTTAAATTCTTTTGGCTTTTCGTTCCACTGAAATATGGATTGTATCTTAGACAATTCACGTGGGAGGTCTTGACGCTCCCAATATTGTTCAGCTTTAGATGTGTGTCTTTGAAGACACTTATCGGGTATAGCAGGAAGAGCAATAAATAATCCCTCTATCTCTACTATCTGCCCTATCTGTCCGGTCTTTGAGATAACAACAATATCGTACTGAGGATTGTAACCATACAACCACGACCTCACTCTATTTTTATTAGAGATGACGGAAGCCGGTATATGACTTTCAACTATACGGCATAAACTATTGCTTTGACCTTCTTTCTGCAAATCCTTGTTTTGTATCTGTTTTACTTATTCCTCTGTCTGCGGAATCCAAATTTTCTTTCTCCGTTTCTATTCTACTTAGTATCTCAAACGCATCAAAGATGGCTAACTTTTTAGCTGCTGCTGCGTTCTTCATCTTATCTGCAGACACATCTGTATCTGACTCAGTATTAATAATATCTTCCTCAGCCACCTTTATAAGATGACTAACGGCTTTATACCCCGCTTCAATAATGCGTAATTTTATTTCTTTAGTGTCTCTCATTACTTAGCTTTTAAGAAAATTATCTGAACCAACCTTGCAGTTTCTGCTTCTCCAAAGTTATCAAAAATATTGCGTGAATGTGGAGCCTCTGCGTTAAAGGCTATCATACGATTAAACTTAGAGTACATTGTAAGTAGTGGCTTCTTGTCCTCATCGTAAATAGTAGTCCCGTCATCTTCAGGTGCCTGCTCGTTTAAATACAAAAGACAGGTTATATCACCCATCATTTCATCAGTATGTACAAAGTTTGGCTCTTCTTGATGGAGTGGTGACTTACGAATAAAGTTTAAGTCTACCTTGTAACCAAGAAATAAATTAGTGACGTATAAGGCAAACTCATCGTTACTATCCCTTGGTTGAATGTTTCTGAAAGTGTGTTCCCCGTCTGCCACGTCTTGAAATTCGTGCAAGTGTATATCTGATACATAAGATAAAGGGTCTTTAATAATGTTGTCAAATGTGATTAGATTCATAATTTGATTGTTATTTGGTGGTCGTACATCCTATATAACTTCTCTTCATCTACTGTAAACTCGTATTCGCTATCCGGAGAGAAGCATACCATATCTCCTACTTTGATACCACGTTCAAGTAAGTACTCGTTAGGGTACTTCATTACACCCATTAGGGGTTCTTCTGAGAATGGCTTCTTGATATAGCTTTCAGTTGCAGGTACGGGTTTGATAAAGCAGTATCTATCATAAGCGTTCCACGTGGAGTCGTGCTTATACATATAGAACTGTTCGGTCTCGATAAAAAATAGGTCGTCTTTAAAGAATGACTTGCCGCTTTTTTGCCTACCCCGCATATCGTTATAGAACTTGAATACGTTATGGTGCACAAGTAAAGTGTCACCTGCCCTGATAGGACCGTTATAACCCAATGGAAGTTCAACGACTTCTGCAAATCGGTTGGAAAACTTATGGTCTTCCTCAGAGGTGCTGACGA